CATCATCACCAATGATACGCATGACACGCTCTGTGTCGTAAATCTTGGGGATAAGGTCTAAGCAAATCTTGCCAACGTGACTGATTGAACGTGTAAGGTTGTCGTAATAGTCAAAGTTTGTCAGGTCAACTTGTTGTTGCTGACCATTCAATGCTTTGCCTGAAATGTTGCCTTGACCAAGTTGTGCAGGGTCAAACACGCCCATGATGTTCTTAATATCATTGTCCACGCCCATAGCTGCGGCCATAATACCCGCTTGTGGCGGCTCTGGCTGCAAACGTGAGGGAACGGGTGCAGGGCGACCGTCAATGTCAGTCTGCTTGTAACGTAGAACAGGGAATGACTTGATGTTGGCATTTGCCCAATCGCTTTCATGTCCCTCGTCTTGGCCTTCAGCAATCAACCATTTGGCTTTGGGTGCTAATGCAACACCCTCAGTAATGGCGGTTTGCCAAAAGTTATACATACGTTGTGGGTCTTTGGCATAGCGAATCATGCCAAACTTTTTACGCTTGTCACCAATAACAATGTGGCGGCCATAGACGGGAACAATAGGGATGTATTTGCCAGCCCAATCACGTTCCTCAAGAATCTCAACCGCAGTCATCTTGCAATATTTGATGGTTTTCTTAAACGAATCACGTTTGTCCACCACCGTAATGCCGTAAGCCTCTAAGCGCTTAAAGAAGTCTTTGTCATCAGCAAACGTAGCCGTGCCATCGCTCAAAAGGTAAAGCGTAGCCTTTTCCCTGACGGTGTAGTAATACTCAGCAAGGCGAATATCCTCTTTGGTAATCCACTCAGACTGCGAGTCGCCTGTTCCACGTTGGGTGAAACTTGTGCCACCGTCATCAGCGTCAGGGTATAGCTTGCGGAATTCCTCTTTCAGCATTATTGTTGTAATTAAACAACGGTCAGCATCAGAGCCATCAGGCGCTACTGAATTGGGGTCAAAGTAAACGGTGAATGGGTTATCCACAGGGTCAATGTAGATTTCCTGATCAAAGGAATCCTCTGAAATGTAGTCAGTTCTGACCCGCATATAACCCCAACCCATGCGAACAGCGTATTCAAACGCATTGTCATAAGCATGGTCAGCGTTGGAATTGACCTCAATGTGGCGAATGATGCCGCTGATTGTCTGTGCGTCAACCATGTCCTCATGCGTGTTTGTGGCATGGACTTTGATGCGGGGACGTTGTTGGCGTTGCTGATTGGAGACTTGGCGGCAATAGTTATCCACCTTGTTTACCGTAATGCAAGGGCGTGACTCAAGATTGCGTGAGTTTTGCAGGGTAACTGGCCATTGATCACCAGCACCAAACTTCAAATCCTCAAGCGCTTCCTGACGATTCATTGTGTCTGCATCGTTAGCAAACTTGAGAAACTCTATTGCCTCTTGAATTCGTTTGTCGTAATCATCAGCCATGATGTTGCCCTAAGTGATTTGGAGACATTTTAACTCATCCAAGAATAATCGCTACCATAATTTGCGTTTGCTCTTGGCTTTCTGGCTTGTCTAGGCTCGTTAACCATCAAACCAATGTATCTAAACGCATCAGCGCCATGTGAATAGTTGTCGTGCAATGGCGTTTTGCTAAATTGCTTAGTGTCTGGGTCAACATCGTAACGGTAATGGCGTAGGCATTGCAAGCCTTCGTGACAGTTTTCACGGTCAAACCAGCAGTTAACAAAGATTGTCCTAGCTGCATTGATTGAATCCATGATGGGCGTTCTAGGAATTATCTTGGTTTTATATCCCGCATTCCTTACAATTTCTTCAATACTTCTGCCGTTTCCCGCCAACGTCTTGTTTTCAGCATCATGCGGTAGCCATAGCGTGTCGTACATATACCCAAAGGTCTGCATCTTGGCCAGGTAATCACTCATGGTCTGCTGATTGCCCTCAATGTAGCGAATCAAGCGGGTTTCCATGCCCACAAACTGTAAGAACCAAATGGCCGTTGCATCAGACCAACCAAGGTCAAAGATGGCATGAACGGGCTTTGTAGCATCGTAGTTGACCTTTGTGATGCGCCCATCTAACTCAGCCAATTGCATTTCTTTGGCAAAGATAGCCCCATCTACCGTCTGTCGGCATAAACCTTCCCAAACCACGTTATAGCCCTGTGGATCACGGTGTTTAAGCGCATCCTTCTCAAGTTTCAGCGTTTCAGGAAACCAAGGGTTATCTGACCAGTTGATCTTTTGGACAATACAGTTCTCAGGCGGGTTAAGCACAAACCGTTGGTATGTTTCATCAGTCTCTAACTCAGGGTTAAACGTCACCCAAATTTCTGACTTTTCCTTACGAATGGTAGGGATCAGCACATTCCACGACATACGGCTGGTTGTCTGCGCTTCCTCTACCCAACACACATCAACGCCTTCGTAAGACTTGACGTTGGCCACATTGTTCTTTAAACCCACAAAACTAAACTCTGAGCCGTTCTTGCCTTTGATGTTAGTTTGTGTAATTTCGTAAAACGACCCAAGCCCCAAAGCCTCAATTTGATCGCATAGCAGCTTGTGAACCGAGTCTTTAATAGATGTTTGGAATTCACGGGCGCAAAGCACTCTTAACGGTGCTTGTGCGCCTTTAATGAGCAAAGCCCTAGCAACACCCCATGACTTAGCGCCACCACGCCCACCATAAAGAACTTTGTAACGTGATGGTTGAAACAAGCATTGCAGCTTTAGTGGGAACTCAGCCTTGGCTATTGCTTGGGTTACATCAGACATAGTTTGTTGGAACTCAATTCGGTTTTTGGCTAGGTGCGCTGGAAAGCCAGAAAAAGGCGCACATTAACATCCTTGAATGCTGGCTTAACATTCCAACAAGGCTAGAGACTGCGGGAATTATCGGTTTCATGCCTATCCCTATTGCTGTAACAAAATGGCTTTTACAGAGCCACCAATCTCCACCCTTGTTAGATGTCATTAGGCTTTACAAAGCTGACCTGAATGCCTGAGAGCAACGGTGTTCCATCAGCGCCTGTGATTTCGGTCTTTGTGCTTTCACGATACTTCTTTGGGAATCGTGCTGCCATTGACCGTGACCACAATGTTGCGTTCAAACGGTCACTTTCTTTGTTCTCAACCATGTAAGCGGAGGCTTGTTCTTCCCACCACGCTTGCTCATAAGTCTTGGCATCGTCCAAGGCATGCATAAAATCTTCGTAAGTATCACGCCACAAGTATATTGTGCGTAAGGATACGTTAAGGTTTGCCGCTATTTGCTCAACACTTTTGCCGATTCTGCCCAAAGTAACCACTTCCTCACAATATTTAGGATCGTAGAGGGTAGGGCGACCAACGGGGCGTTTTTCGGTTGTTTCAGTCATTAGGTGATTCTACGGGTTTCTCTAGTTCTTTCAACCATGCCTGATTCTCGGCAATAGCGCCAGATATGGCATGGAAGTTAGCCAACATTTGTTCTTTTTGCTTCTCAAGATCAGCAATTCGGGCTTTGACTTGTTCCAACATTAGCAGTTCCAGTTCTTTAATGATGCCTTGGCACGTTCTGCTGGGCCTTTGGCGTTCTTAACTACGCCTTCCATTCGGGCGCAAAAACTTGCCTTGCGTCCTTCATCCTTCTTGGTCTTAGGATTTGGCGCTGGCGGCTTTAGGTTTGAATTGTTCTTGGCGTTGTATTCAGCACGACCCTTAGCGGTCATTCCCGCACCCTTTTCGGTAGGGTTATAGGTCTTGTCCTTGCCCGTTGTCTTGTGCGGAATAGGTTTGTCGTGCTTAGCCATAATTATTTCTTTGCGGTTTTGGCAGATTGCTTAAAAGCTGCGGCAGTAGGTGCGCCTTTTGAGCCTACCGCCCTCATGCGTTCAACGGGCTTTCCCTCCGCTTTTTGTTCCTTGATGCGCTCTTGTTTAGCGTGAATATTGGCATAAAGGCCAGGTTTACTTGCCATGATTAGTCCTCCATTACAAAACAAACATCTTGCCAACTCATTTTGAGTAAGCGCTCGTCATTGTGCTTGATTTCTTCAAACTTTAAGTATTCGTCTTTGTATTCTTTGGCAAATGTACCAAAAGTGA